GAAGTAGTCTGTCGTGTTGTATCTCTGGGGAGACGGGCGGCTGCGGGTCATCTGAGTGCCGACAAACACCGCCCATCCCACCAACATCAACCCCATCACCCATTTCTTATTGGAGACCATCTTCGCACCTCAGTAGAAGGGGGTGATGTCCAACACCCCGCAACGATATGGGCGCTTCAGCCAAACCGCCCCGGAAGCATTGCTGTCAAAGCAGTAGTACACCATCTTGGCAACGGTGTCAGTGTGGCGAGGCTTCTCTCCCCCGGTTGCCCAACAAGCATCGGAAGGATTACTCCAACTGAATTGGATGAAGGCATACACCTGCCCGCCAGAAATCAGCACGTTGTCAGACTGCGCCACCTCAATAGGCTCATCGGAGCCTTTGATGATTATCCCGTCAAGTAGAGTGATGTACGGACCACGCGGATTGTCTTGGTTTCTTCTCCAACCAAAGCACCAATCCCTCCAAAGGAAGTCCCCGTCAAAGGGCGGCGGCACCAATCCCGGCGGATCAATCAGAGCGGCACGCCGCTGCTGCTCCGACCTTATGACAGCCTCTTGAAGTCTACCCACGCCAGAAACTGGAGTTGGGGTCATTGATCGGCCCCCAAAATATCGCCAGCAGGTTCCTCCGGCAACTCCAGCCTTCCCCACTGCTCCGCCCACAGCACAAAATACTTCATGCGCTGGGGCTTGCGGGTGGTGTTGGGAAGGCAAGCTCCCCCTCCCACATCCAACGCCACCGGACTCGTCACTGGCCTCCCCCAAGAATCCTGGATTGGTTCCAGTTTGCTGTCCACCTTCTGATACAGTCCCTGGGAAAGTATGACTGGGTCGTGACAGGACAGAGGAGAACTGGAACCATACACAATGGAAATTTGGTAGGTGACCGCCCAATACTTCTTACCGAGGGGGGTCCACCTTTCCTCAAACCTCAAATCCTCCATCAGGGCTTTCCGTCTACTAACCACCAGGCCAGCAATCCTGACCTCATCTGAATTGACGGTCCCTATGTATCTTTCGGCAGTTTCCAAAGAGAACCGGTCACCCCTGTAATTCTTCTGTATGCTCAGATTGAGGAGCCTCACCGGACCCTTCAAAGACGGATTGAAAGGCATCCCCGCCGTGTTGAGAATCTTGGCCGTGGGCTTGTCTCTCATCTCAATGATGAGATCATCTCCAGGAATGCTTCCGTCCTCTGCCACCAAAAGAAAATCAGCGGGGGGCTGACCATCCAGACCAATCACCTTATAGGCAAAGTCCAGATTCACTTCCTTCAGAATGCCAAACCCACCAGAAATGACGGCAGGCAACTCCCAAGGCTCTTTTGGATCCTTGCTCCACCAAGAGGGAGTCTGCCCGTACTCGCACACTACCTCCACCCTACCACGCTCATTCTGCAACCGTCTGGGCGTCTTCTTCAGGCAGATGAACAACGGATACGCAGCACTGTAAGAATCACCAATCGCAGGAACCCCAGTTTCATTCACGCACTCGGACAACTGGTTGATGGCAGTTTCGGTGCCATAGTCCAGGAGGAATATGCGCGTGAGCCTGGAAGGGAAGTCTCCCTGCGGGGTGCGTTGCAAGTCGCCTAGATCGGAATTCAGCCGCTCAACTACCGTGGGAGTTGGCATCTCATTTGCCTCCGATTCCGCCGGCCAACAACAACGCCGCATCAGCCTCTGGCATCTTGTCGATGCCCTGCCTCAAAGTATCTATGAGAGTTCTGATGTCCGCTTGAGACTGTTTCTGAATCTCCAGAAGCTCGTTCATCTGAGTCTCTTGAATCTGCTTCGCGGTATCTCCCGCCTGAAGCAGCGCGGACCTTTCCTCATCGCTGCCCGCCAAGGCAACCCCGGCAAAGATGGACCCAGATTCCTTGAGCCTAGCCTTCCGGCGCTGGTCGATGTCTTGCACCGTCCCCAACAGTTCCTTTGCTATTTCTGGTTTCTGCTCGATGTCTGCCTTCCCCAACTGCTCCAGCAGAGACTTCCTACGCTCCTGAAGCTGCTCCAGTTGCCTGTTCTCATTGGACTCAAGTCCTGGGATTGCCTTCCCAATCTCCAAGAAGGTCTGCCTATACTTCTCCCTCTCTTGCTCCGTCATTATCTCAACGTCATCTCCCTTGGGGGCGGCTCTGGACTGAGCCTCCAGTTTGGATGCCTCGACAATCCTGGTCCCCAAGATGCCCTCAGCCCACTTCCGGGTTTCCTCCGGGGTCTGCTGCAGAGGCTTCATCCCCTTTTCGGCCCTGCGGATATTCACTCCAGTCAGGATGTCCTCCCACCCCTTGTTGGTAGAATCTCCCAAAGCCTCGATGTACTGATTGCGCAGGTTGGAGCGGAACTCATCCCGGCGTGCTTCTGCTTCCTTGCGACGCTCCTCCACTCCAGCCAGGTTCTTTATCGCCTCATCCCTCTCTTTGAACGCACTGCGGGCTTGGCTGATGTCTTTGACGGTGAGGGCATTGTCCTTACCCCTAACCCAACTCCAAGCCCTATGCAACCCATACCCTATCGTCACGCCAACCGCCATCAGTGCAGTGAAGACCCCCATCCCCACCACCATCCTACCTAGACCCGCCACCACGCTAGTAGCAGCACCGCCCAGCTTGGAAAAGGCTGAACCAACCGCCGTTGCCCCGGCAGTAGTGCCGACCGTTTTGGCCACCCCAAACGCATTCACCCGAGTGGTGGCGATAGTGGAGGGTGTTCTCAAACTGGGGGCAACCAACTCCCCGGAAGCGATGGCTTGCTGGACAGCCGCCCTTTCCGCCGCAGCTGCCGCTTCTGCTGCTGCTGCAGCCTTGGCGGCTCTGATGGAAGCAATCTCCCTGCGGGAGTTGACAAGCAGCGACTCCAACGGCTGACTGGCTGCAGCAGCCGCCGCCAGCTTCGCATTCCGGGCGGACTCCACTCCAGCCCTGAGGTTGGACAGTTCCTTCTGCGAGAGCTTGGTCATCCCCGCAGCGGTGGCGGACACTCCCAACGGAACCGCCACGTCAGCAATAACAGACCCAGCACTTGCAGCAGCCGGAGCCGCCGCCGCTGTGGCCTTCGACAACCCAGAGCCTCCTACAGCCCCGACCGGCAAAGACGCAGCTGCTGCAGCCGCCGCTGAAGCAACTGCCGGAGGAAGCACCCCCGCGAGCTTGATGGTTGCGGCGGACTTCAAAAGGCCCACAAACTGCCCGGTCAGGCGCACCATCGTGCCAAGTCCGCTGATGATGGGACCCAAAGCAACCGCCAGTGCAATCTTGGTGCCTATGGAACGTCTCTCCTCTGACGTCATCCTGGAAAGGTTCTGGGCAAACTCTCCCAACCAGCGAGCCGCTGCTTTGATTTCTGGGGTGAATGCTTCCGCTATCTTCACCCCGGAGCTCATCAAGTCTTTGATGGCCTTCTGATACTGGGCGTGGGAAGTTCCCATTATCAGCGCAGCATCTCTGGCGGCTTCCCCTCCAGCCGCCAGAAACTCCGCTTCACGGCCCTTCAACTCACCGCCCTTCCCCAACAGCGGATAGATCGCACGCAGACCATTGTCGCGGATTCCCAAGGATTGCAGACGGCGGATGCGATCCTCGTTGGTCAACCCCTCCAAACTCTTGTCCAACATCAGAATGATGTCGGACATACTCTTCATCCGGCCCCTCTCGTCAAACAAAGACATCCCAAGTTCTCTCCAGGTCTGCTTTGCCCTGGTTTGGGATCTCACGAGAGTGATGAGAGCCTGGGAGGCGAATAACCCCGCCTGCCCGCCTTTGATATTGGATTGGGAGTATGTGGCAAGAAGTGCTACCACTTCCTCCATGCTCTTGCCGTATTGACGGAACTGAACACCAGCACGAGAGGATAGAGCCTCACCCAACTCCTCTTCACTCATCCCGGCCCTATCCGCCGCCACCGCCAGAACATCAGCCAACCTGGCCATATTGGCGATGTTGGCTTCCGCGTTTTGAGACTTCAGGCCCATCGCCATCAAGCTCCTACCCAGAACATTGGCAGCGTGGGCCATGTCCATAGAGGAGGCGGTGGCGAATTGGGTGACCGTTGAAAGACTCCCCATCACTTCCTGGGTGGAATATCCCATCTGAATCAGGGAACGAAAACCCTTGGCAACTTCGGTGGAAGTGAACTGGGAGGCTCCCGCGACAGACCGCATCCCAGAGACCAACTGGCTCTGGATTTGACTGTTGAAGGTCTTCAGGGCGGCTCCCGTCCTGACCACCTCCACTTCAAAATCCATCATCTTCTTGACAGCAGCGCCAACGGTGGCAGTGACGGGAAGTCCCATGAAGAGGGACATCTTAGTGCCAAGTGAGGTGAGAGAGCTTCCAACTTCCTTTGCTTTGGAGGAGAAGCTGGCAAGAGAGGCTAGACCCGCCGCCGCTGCAACAGAATGAGATCGGGCGACGGAAACCCCGGACCTGAGAAACGATGCGGTGGCGGCATCATTCCTTTGGGTGAATGCCCTCAACTCCTGCTCAGCAGAAGCTATGTCCTGCCTCAGTTGAGACCTGTTGCCAGCCAGGCCAACTTCCAAAGTCCCGACTTTGATCTCACCGGCCATCGCAACACCTCACAGAAAAGCCGGGAGTCATCCCCCCGGCTTTCCACCAAACGTCTGTCGAAGCACCGACCACATTGCTCTCACATTGTCTGGATTCTTTGCGCTCTCCCTCTCATCCTCGGTGGATGATCTGCCTCCAGAGAAGGCGTTGGGGAGAAGTTTGGCGAGACTTTCCATGGGGACTTCCTTGTTCCCCAACATGCTGCAGATCAGCCATCCCAGTACAACCGTCCTTCTGTCTCCCTGAGAGATTGACCACGGCTCCAGATCGTGGTAGTCAATCCACTCTTGGAACTCTTTGTCTCCGATTCGATGCTTCAACTCCTCAACCGTGCACCCCAGCAACGCTGCTAGACGGAATCGCCAGATGCGTTCGGGGTGCTGTTTGAGTTTCCCTCCGGCCCCTCGACACCCCAGATGCGGTTCAGGCGATTCGCCACCTTCCAAACCCTCTCCATCAAGGAGCCTGGGGCCTGAAGCAGTTTGGGATACTCCTTGAAGTCGGGGAAGATTCGCACCCCGGCTTCGTCAACCACCGTGGCCATAATCACGACTGACTTCAGCGCGGCTCCCCTCTCCTCTTCATTCTTGAGGAGGGCCAGGAAGTCCCCGATGGATTCCCGCTCCAGCAGGTTGAGAGTCTTCACCCGAACAGTCCCGCCCCATTCCGGCACTTGGACGTCTTCAGAGGGAAGGGGTTGATTGAGGGTGGCCAGAATCTGATCCCTTGTCAGCCTAACCACTACCGGGGTGGATGACGCGGGAGTCTCTTTGGAGGATACTGCTCTGCGTGCACTCATTGTGTTATTTCTCCGCTTGGAAAAGCGGGATGGTTGAGGCCCCACCAAGAGCCTCAACCTCACCATCCCGCCCGGACCTGCGAGAGCCTGCTACGGTGCCTTCTGCTTCTGGATGGTGATGGTGGCTTCCATCCGGGAGCCGGTCACAAAGTCGTTGTAATCCACCGACGTGACCGTGCCGTAGAACGTGATGGTGCCGCCAGCGGAGCCGCCACCGGTCCCAGACGCACCCGCGCAGTTGAACGTCCACTGCACCTTGGTGGTGGGGATGGTGAGTCCGGCAGAGTAGGCAACCCGGAGAGTGGCCTGGCCGGGGGCTTGGAGAGCCTCCACCGCCAAATCCTTCTCCGCCGTGGTGCCTTGATGAGTCAGGTCAATGGTTCCCCGACTCCATCCTGCCGGCTTGACGGCAAGGACTTCACCGGAGAATCCAGATGCGCTGACCGTTATTCCATGACCTTCCCGGCCCATAACTGCCTACCTTTCAGACCTCACGGCGAAAGGCCGTCAGGTCCACTGCCCACGTCTCCCCTCTGTCTTCAAAGAGGAGACGGAATGGCTCGATGTACGTATGAATACCCTGATACTCCACTCTAGTAAAGTCGCCCCCACGTTCCAAGACAAACCGCAAATGATGATGGAGAAAATCCCTGATCTCCATCACCTTTACGTATGCATCCTCTCGCTGGGCGGCTCTCACCTGAACCTGAAATCTGGATTGAAAGAGGGTATTGCGACCCATCGTGTCGCTCTGGGAAGTCGATGGGCCCCCGCTCACAACCACCAGGTTGATAGGAGAGTCCGGGCGGAAGCCGGAGAAAATCGGCCAGTCACTCTCCCCCTCCTCTGGCATCCGGGCTAGACCCTCCTGAACCAGAAGGCGAATGATGTCATCCTCGATGGGGCGCATTCCAGATTTCATATCATCCCCTTCTCTCGCATCGCCTTCCTGAGATCGGATGCGGTGGTCTTTCCTGCAATGATATCAAGCACGTTTTGCATATTCTCCAGCAACGCAGCCTCCAGAAACTTTGCCTGTCCGATGTTGCCCAGAAACTTCCCATTGCCCAGGTCTATTGATGCGACCTTCTTGGCCTTGGAAGCCTTGATGCGCTTGAGATGGGATGCAGCGGTATCCTCGTGAACGTAGATGGCATAGAACGCAGTGAACCCGACGTTCACCATAATATATCCCATTGCCTTTGCCTCTTGACAGGATATATTGGAAGCATTGGTCTTTGCCGTATGCTCCGTGGTCATTCCGGGGCCGGATTTACCCGAGAATGTAGGAGTTGGGGGCAGGGAGTCTCCCCAAACCGTAAAGGCAGAAGCCTTCAGATTCCCAGTATCAACAGGGCAGCGTCTCTGCGCTTCCCCCTGTATGAACAACCCACCAGCAATAAGACCATCCTTGGTAATCTCCTCCATCGCCTCAACGGCAACATTGAGGTTATGCAGGACTTGCTCCAGCCCCTTCACATAGATCGTGCTGGTGGAACTAGGAGGCATAGATGAAATACACTGGGTTGGTTGAGCGGTGATCCCGGACTGTCTCCACGGAAAGAACCGTCACGGCATCTTCCGGCGGGATAGCAGAGGCGGGAGATGGAAGAGTCCCAAGCCAAAGAGCATCCCCCTGTCTCACAATGGTCTCCGTGATCAGGGAGACGTTCGCCACCACATCCTCCGCCCCATCCTGAGGAATCCTCTTTGTTCCCTCATCCCATCTGCCAGTGATCTGCACTGGAGTGCCAAAGGTTGACTTGCCTTCTCTGGTGACCCCCGTCTTTGTCCAGTGAACCACCGACTGCTTCAGAAACCTTGTGATGATGCCCATCTTTCACCTCAATAGGCTGGGTGCTCGCTGGTGGGATGGGCAGCGGTCAGTCTGGCGCGAATCTTCCCGCCGCCCTCCGAAAGGGCCAGAAACCTTCCGGTGGTGTCCAGCAGAATCACCTGCTGACCGTGGAGAGTTGCCTTGAGACCCTGCCCGAGGCTGGCCTGAAATCCCACGCTGATCTTCCCCCCGGCGGAGAATGAGCTGAGGCGAGTATTGGAATCTCTGATGGAGTAGAGATGGGCGGCAAGCCAGGTCTCAATCTCAGTCAGCAACTCCTCATCCGTCAGAGCATCGCCAATCACCGTCCCCACCATTAGGTGAGACGCTGCGATGAATGGCGTCAGAGAGATGGTGGAATCAACTTCGATGATCCCCTGCACCTTGGTGGAGTCTGTCCTGGGAGTGCTCATGGTGGTGCTTCCTTCTGTTGAAAATCCATTGATTCACACGCGGTGCGTTCCACGGAAGTCCCGCCATTTCAACCGCCTTGCGTACTTCCGTCAGATTGCCTCCTATGGCGGCGTCCATATCAATCTGCCAAACATGGTGACCGTATTTGGCCAACCCTTCGGCAAGATCACTGAATGAGTCCACCCACCCAGACGCCTCGCCCTCATCCTTGAAAATATGACCAGTCTTTACCAAGGCATCAGCGATGGAATCCAGGTCACGATAGGCCAAGAACCAATGAGCCCCGCGAAAGGCCGACTCCCACTCAGGCCAGCAAGTCACCAGTCTGGAGTCCTTGTAGAACCACGGACCCTTCGATGAATCGTAGTTGTCGTTGGCGAGGATGGCTTGGACCTGCCCCCAGATGACAGATGGCCGGAGAGTCGGGGAACGGGCAAAGGCTTCCGGGGAAGGGAGATTGGAAAACCCGGATTGTAGCTGGCGTACCCTCAGGCACTCCTCCACCACCCTCTTTTGGATGACGAGATGCTCCATCCGATTCCCAACGCCATCCTCCAGAGCACGCCCCACCCACTTGCCGCCAAAGGCTCCGCAGGAGGCAATCACCCCGGCAAGCCACGCGGTGCCAGATCGGGGAAACCCGGTGATCAAGATCGGGGAGTCAGCCCATCTCATCTGTGTGTTATGCCGGCCCATAGATCAATCAACTCCCCAAATCGTTTCTCCCAGTCTTCACTGTCAGGAGTATAGTTGAGAGCTTGTTCTGGGGGAATGAAAGGGACTTCTTGGAGTGCGGAGCCTGGGGTGGCATTTACTACTTCAACCCAGGGGAAGAAACTGCGAGCCGCCAAAACAAGGGACCGGACTTGAATGACAAAGGATACCATCCTCTCATTATCCGCCGGGGAGATGTAGTTGTCAAAATAGTTGGGCTTTCCCTCTACCAGTCTCAGATCAAACCCCACCAACACAATCTTCCTCGCACCCATCTTCATCGCCAGCTCAATGGCGGAGGCTCCGGTGTTTCCATACCATCCGGTCATATCCCGATTGGGGTGGAAGCCATAGGCTCTTTTCATCACCCGTATACAGGGCGGGAATCCCCTCAACTCATCATTTACAGAAGTGGTAACCACGCCCCTCTTGGAAGCCTCCTCAACTACTTCCCGATGCTTGAACCACCACCGCTCATCGTTGAATATGTGGACGTGTTGATTTGGAACGTCATACAGGGAGTTGTTCACCCCCAACAAGAAGGATTTGTCTGGGGCCCACCCCAGTCTCTTCCAGCAGTCCGGGAAGGATGGGCCCCCGCCAAGAACACAAACGGTTGCCCCTCTCCAAATGAGTGGGGGCAACCAGAATCCCGCCGGATGAGCGGGAGTAGGCACGGGGCTAGACCCGCCGCGCAGAGGCCGTGAGCTGCTCCACCAGTTCAATGGCGGCTTGGCGGGGCAGTTTGTCCGCGTTCATACGGGAGCCGTCACTGACTCGCAGAACGTCATAGAAGCCAGCCCCTCGATGGCGCACCGTAAACAGCGCCTGATTGTCGGGGTTTGCTTCCTTCCCGGCCTGGGGATTCGCCTGGCCGGGGACTCCCCCGGCAACGGGCGGCGTGGTAGCGGCAGACGGCGGGGGCGGCTCCGGGACTTCCGTGAACAGGTTCTTCCAGGCAGTCGCCAGATCGGCCTCAGTCTGGATCACATCGCCCTTCTTGTACTCCACGCCACGATACGTGAAGGACAGAGAATTGAGGCGGAAGAAACGCAACTTGGAACTCATCTTTCCTCTCCTGTTTGCTCCTGCGAAAAAGCTCCGATTGGATACGGAGCAGCAGGAGGAATTGTTGGGGGTTGGGCAAATCCTACGCCAGGTGTCCGTGGATGACGCCGCAGTTCCCGTCCTGGTCCGCCCGAATCTGCGGCACGAGAATCTGCATCACCTTCATGTTCAGCACCAGGTCGCCTTCCGTCTTCCACTGAAGGTTCTGGAGGGGCATCCCCTCGACCATCCGGATGACGTCAGGCGTGAGCTGAACGAGCACCACGGTGTTCGCGGGCATGAAGTCGCACGGCTGGACAAACTCGATGCCGCGCAGTTCCAGGAGGCGCTGACGGACGGTCTTGGCCGTGTTGTTGGTGCTGGCGCGAACGTAGTCATCATCCAGGACCACGTCATAGCCCCCGCTGGTCCAGACCCCGTAGGGGCCATAGAATCCAGCGTTGACCGCCAGCTGCTTCATCAGGCGCACGTCCCGCACGGGATTCGCCCCGGAAGCATCCCACGCCGCCGTCAGGTGGTACGGCTGGCGCGAGGGATGGTCGCACAGGCCGTAGATCACCCCGGACTCCACCGTGAAGGTGGAGGAGCCGTTGAACAGCATGTTCTCCGTGGCTTCGCCCACGCGGTCAGCCGCCCGACCGGCCCAGGTGGTGTCCAGAGGGCGACCAGCACGACGGCTGGCACCCAACGTGCGGACATCGATGTCCCAGTCCATGAAGGTCAGGGGCAGCGGCATGTAGCGCGGCACGTAGTTGATCTGGCTCTTGTCACCACGCACTCGGGGCGACATGGAGACCGTGGCGTCACCGATGACGCCCATATCCACGTACTCCAGGACCGTGGCCGACAGGCCATCGCTGAACCGGAATACGAGATTGCGGCGCATCAGCTCAGCGACGGCCACCTGCCGACGCCTGGCGTGCTCCAGCACGACCGTGTCGATGATCTCCCAGTCCTTGTCACCAAGAATGTCATTGGTGCGAAGGCAGGAGACGTCCATGTTGCACTGAATCAGGCGGCGCATCACGTCGCCAGCAGTGCCAGAAGCCACCGAGGGCTTCCCGTCCGGGCCAAGGACCAAGCCCTGGACAACCTGAAGGGTCTTGTCACTCATCTCAGTTTCTCCATTCCCATTCAAGGGTTGTTGAAGGTTTCCTCACCTAGCCCCAAGGCTAGGCAATCTCAACCTTCACCAGAGCCGCCGCCAGCCCCGTGAGGTTCAGGGCTTCGATGACCTCACCCACGACAGCGCCAGCGAACGTGCCGCTGTCCACGGTGACCTTCTTGACCGTTCCATCGCTGTGGGCAACGAGTCTGTCGCCAATGACGACATTCTCTTCACCCTTCAGCATCAGCTGGACCCGGTCACCCCGGTTGGGGATGCCGGCCCAGACCTGCTCGCCACTGGCGTAGTTGTTGGAACGGGAGTCGTTGCCGGCAATGGTGCCGAGTCCCACGTGCTCCTTCTCGAATGCGACCTTGATCGCACCGAGACAGCCGCCGGCCACGTCCTGGGCGATCAGGGCATTGCTGGAATTGCGCTTGATCAAGTATCCGGGCTTGATCGTACCACCAGCCACCCCCGTGAGGACACGCCCCGTGAAGGACAGCTGGATGGTGTTCGGAACCTTGGTCTCAGTCATTTCAGTACTCCGTTGAGGATTCTGAAGTTGGTTTCTGCCTGATTCCCGATTACCACTTCATCTGCGGCATCGGGGTCACTTTGGTTCCGGCCGCATTCACGACCGGAGCCGCCGGGGACGGAGCAGCAGCCGGAGCCGCCGCGCTGTAGTCCACCTCCACGTCGCCCAGCTTGGCCAGCTGAACGAGAGCCGGGGTGGTCATCGCACCCAGCTGCTCATCGGTGAAGGTGTTCTTGCCGTTGGCCTTGATGCCAGCGATGATCTGGTCCCGCACGTTCTTGCGGGCTTCCAAGCCTTCGCTGATCACCAGCTTCAGGTCCGGGTTCAGACCCTCGTGGGCCAGAACTTCCTCCGCCTTGTTGAACTTCAGCGGAGCCGGGGGTGCCGGCTGCGCCGGGGGCGGCGGAGCCTGATTGGTGGTGACCGTGGCGGGCTTGGATGCCGTGCGCTGGAACTGGACGGCCTCAAAGGCGCTGTCGCTGAGCGCATTCAGCCCATCCCGCTCCTGTTCCGTGGCAGCGCCGGCTGTGATCAGCGCGTCCACCTGTTCTTTGCGAGCCATCGGAGGCTCCTTTCCAGATGCCGCCACCGGAGTTGAGGCGGCGGGTAGGGTTGTCTTTCCGTCACCCGGCGCACCCGCGCCAGGCAGAGATTCATTGGTGACCGGGATGTAATTGGTCTGCAGACGCACTTCCTGCTGATCGGCCCCGAGCGTCACCAGACCCTTCGCATCAGCCTTGTAGGAGAGCTTGACCAGCTTTGACCCGGTCTTGGAGTCAAGCTCGCAGATCACGTAGTCATCGAACATGTCCACCATATAGGCGTGAACATCTCCGGTGAACCTGGCGTTGAGAGCAAGCCGCATCGCATCTTGCTTCTCACGCAGCGACTGCTCTGCGACGTTGGTACGGAAGGGGTTGATGGACTGAAGGAAGGAAAGAACCTTGGACTTGCTGTCGCTCACAACCACCCCCTCACCTTGATTCACTTGGAGAAGTCCGCCGCCATCAGCGATTGAGCAGGCCCCCTTCATCCCAGGGAGAATCGCCAGGTGGTCCGGCTTGAGCCCAGTCGCCACAGCGATGTACTTCTCCCCGTTCCACTCACCCTCACCCATCTTGCAGTCGGTGAAGACTCCGATGCTGTCCTCCACCATTTGCCCGTCCTGAAGGCACTGCAAGACTTCCGGGGAGACCTGAGGCAGTTTGGCCTTGTTGAGCCAGGATTCGCAACGCAGCTTCTTGGCGGCGGAATCCCAAACGGTGTTGAAGATCAACCCAATGCCGCACGACTCCAGAAGCTCCGGCGTGCAGGCGGATACGGGGGTGCCGTTCGGACTCTTGGTGTGGAAGACGATGATCGGCTTGTGGTTCCAAGTCTCCGCGAAGTGGCTCAATTCCTCCGCCGTGTAGAGAATCCGATTGTGAACCCCCTCACACATCAGGACGGTTGGGACCACCCAGTATTCCTGACCCTCAAACGTGTCTTCGCGCACGATGCTCGCCATGTTCGTGCGGAGGGTCTGAAACTCTGACGACTTGCCGCTCATCTCACTCGAAAGCACCATTGTCCCGAAAGATGAGGCAAGAATACGGGAGAGGGGTGCGTTTCAAAAGTGAGAATCTAATATGGAAGTCAGAGAGGCAATCCCAAAGACAACGTCATCTCATCTTCGGTGGCGCCAGCTGATTCCAAATTCCTGGCCACCATAAACTCCTGCTCGAATATACCAAGCACGCCTCCACGCGCATTGGCTTCCGCCATCGCATTCATCCAAGCCGTCCTATTGT